GACAAACTTGGTGTGTGTGATAAATCATTATAACTACCACTTGTTGCAACTTGGGACAAAACGGGAGCATTTATTAAATTTGAATACTGACCTGTTGTTGCAACTGTTGACAAACTGGGGGCATTTATTAAATTTGAATACTGACCTGTTGTTGCAACTGTTGACAAACTTGGGGCATTTATTAAATTAGAATACTGTCCTGTTGTTGCAACTGTTGACAAACTTGGGGCATTTATTAAATTAGAATACTGTCCTGTTGTCGCAATTTGGGACAAACTGGGGGCATTTATTAAATTTGAATATTGACCTGATAAAGCAATGTCAGATAAAACGGGTGCATTTATTAAATTAGAATACTGTCCTGTTGTTGCAATTTGGGACAAACTGGGAGCATTTATCAAATTAGAATATTGACCTGTTGTTGCAATTTGGGACAAACTAGGGGCATTTATTAAATTAGAATATTGACCTGTTGTTGCAATTTCGGACAAACTGGGAGCATTTATTAAATTAGAATACTGGCCTGATAAAGCAATTTGGGACAAAACGGGAGCATTTATTAAATTAGAATATTGACCTGTTGTTGCAATTTCGGACAAACTGGGAGCATTTATTAAATTAGAATATTGACCTGTTGTCGCAATTTCGGACAAACTGGGAGCATTTATCAAATTAGAATATTGACCTGTTGTTGCAATTTCGGACAAACTGGGAGCATTTATCAAATTTGAATATTGACCTGTTGTTGCAATTTCGGACAAACTAGGAGCATTTATCAAATTAGAATATTGACCTGTTGTTGCAATTTCGGACAAACTGGGAGCATTTATCAAATTAGAATATTGACCTGTTGTTGCAATTTGGGACAAACTAGGGGCATTTATTAAATTAGAATATTGACCGGTTGTCGCAATATGGGACAAAACGGGAGCATTTATTAAATTAGAATATTGACCGGTTGTCGCAATCTGGGATAAAGTAGGTGTGTTTTCAATATTATTATAATTTATTCTTTTAGATGTAAATTTTCTATTAAAATTTTCTTCACTTATATCATCAACAATAATTTCATTATGTAATGACATATTTGGATTATTTATATTTACATTTATTTTTGGTACACCATCAACATTTGATATTGTAATAAACTTTCCTTCATTAGCATCAGTTACAACATAACTATCACCAGGGTCGCCTTTAGGACCTATTGGACCTTCGGGACCAATATCACCCTGGTCTCCTTTTGGAATTATAACATCAATAGACCCGTATGTTACATCACCTATTTCATTAAGTAATTCACTATCACTATTGTAAAATCTAACTCGTCCAATATTATCACCTTTTGGACCTGTGTCCCCTTTTAAACTAGGTGTTGTAAAATCTAAATGATTTGCAGTATTTGCTCCAATAAAAGTAATAGTATTATCAACACTATTAAAAGTAACATTTTGAAAACCATCACCTTTCGGACCTCTTATATCACCTGTAATATATTCTAACCCTTCGTCTGATGAAAATGTTAAGACACCAGTTTCATTGTTATAATCTACATTATTAATACTAGACCCTTTGTCACCTTTTGGTCCAACACTACCATCATTACCGGGATTACCTTTGACTCCTTGTAAACCTCTTGGTCCAGCAGGACCAATGGCAATTGTCAAGTCATCTCTTGATATAATTGCTGTACCACTAGATAAATTTATTCTATCTACAGTTAAAACACCATTAATATTTAAATCTGAATTTAAATCTAGATTATTTGCAGTTGAATTTGCAAAATTGCTTGTCAATATATCTATTCTATTAAGAGTTTCAAAAGAAAGATAAACATTATTTATATCATATTCTTGCCATAATAGTTCATTGCTACTATTTACACTTAAAAAATATGTAGTGTCTTTTTGAAAATTTGTTATATTTCGTGGTAATATATAATTAATATTACTAGTTAGATTATCGTTACTATATATTGTAATGCATTTATTTGAATTATTAACAAACGATACATGTCGAGTTGATATACCATCTTTAAGATAAATATTATGTTGTAAATTTTTGAAAGTATCAATTAAATTATTTTCATTATAACCAATAACTAAAGTGTTATTATCCGGTATATATATATTATTATCAATTGTATATATAATATTATTAATATTTAATGTAATATTTGAATTAATATGTAAATCATTGCCAATATATATGTAATTACTATTAATTGCATTATTTTCAATTAAATTATTATTTCCAATTATTATAGATTTATTTATATTAATTAATTTATTATTATTTCCAAATATATTATTATCATTTGTATATAAACTGATATTATTATTTGCATTATTACGATTTCCAAATATATTTATATCAAGATTACTATTATTGAGTATATTACTATTTCCAATTAATATGTTACTACTAAATAAATTAATATTACTTGTATTATCTGCACCAATTAATATATTATCTGATCCATTTAATAATTGCTTACCTGTATTATATCCTAATAAAACACTATTTGATATTTTATCTGCAAACTGCCCACTTTGATAACCGATAAAAGTGTTGTTATATGTATTTAAAGATTCACTTGTTATTATTTCCTGTCCAGTATTTTCACCTATAATAACACTTTTCTTAGCATTTAAGCTTATATAATTAGTTAAATCGTCTGAAAATCCGTCAAAACTAACGATATTATAGTTAGCCATATATTTAATACTTTTACTAATACTTTTAAATATTATAACATATTAAACTAAAGAATAATAAAAAATAATATATTAAAGGAGTATAAATATAAATATTATTTATATTATTTTCAATTGCAAAATGTATTTTATTTACTACAATATAATCCATTAAATTTGTTAATTTATCATTATCATTAATTAAACTAACTTCTAATTTTGGCAAAATTTTTTTTTCATTTAAAAAATATAAATTATCTAATGAATACATTATTAAATGAAATATAAATTTAATTGTTTATATAATTTAGAATAGCAATTAAAATATAATGTCTGATATACAGGAAGAAGTAGCAATTTCAAAAGGCATTACTTTTCCACAACATGCACCATTTAATGCTTCTATGCCAACTAATTCTTATCCTACATATGTAAAAGAACAGTATTATACACCATCTTCGTTTGGTCTAGTTGGAGGGGGGTTTAATTTAAAATCAAAGAAAAAAAAACAAATATATAATATATTAAAAAAATTAACTAAAAATTTTGAAAAAAATAAAAAAAATAATATAAGAAATGTTATAAAAAATACATTAAAGTGAAGGGATTATAGGATAGTCTAATTCTTCACATATTTTTTTCCATATTTGGTCTTGTAAATATAATTTTTCTCTACTTTTTAATAAAGGAAAGTATTTTAGATATTCATGTAATCCTAAAATTTGAAAAAATTTGTATAAAACATAACTATATGATAAGAAGTTTTTTCTATCTTTAGGACAATGTTTTAAAAAAGGGCCCTGAATATCTCTAAACATTATACATAATTTTTCTTCTAATTCTGGAGAAAATTGTGGTGTTGGTATACCATTTATTCTATTTAAAATATAATTGATATGCTCGTAATATTTATTAATTCTTAATCTTTTCAATATTTCTCTCATTTTATTATATGTTATTGTTTTTGTATCTGTTATTTTTTCTTTTTTAATTTCTCCAAGAATTTTTTCAAATATTTCATCTGGTATATCAGTACTTTCTTTTCCTTGCACTTGATTACACCATTCTCTAAAATGATTTATTCTTTTGTAACTAAAATGTGAAGTATCTTTTGCATTTTGTTTTAATATTGGTCTATTTTGTTCAACTAATAGTAACTCTTGGTATCCGCAATTTCCACAAATTAAAATTGCTTCGTGTTGTAAGCATGTTAAATTTGTATCACATACCTTACATATTTCTAAATTATTTTTGTTGTTTTTTTTAATATGTTTAGAATTAGTTAAAGATAAATATTCATCAACTAATTGACTTTTATCAGTATTTATATTTTCTTCTTTTTTATTATTTAAAGCATCTAGAACAGTTTTTTTTTTGTTATTATCAAATTTTGATTCATTTTGTATCATATCATAGTATTCAAACAAAATTTGACTTGTATCATTATAATAATCTATTTCTTTATATTTTTCTAACTCTTTTATTTTATTTTTTAAGTCAATTAATTCTTCTTTTATTGTTATATTTGATGTCCATAAATTATCATATTCTTTTGTTGTATAATTATCCTTAAAATATTTTATATTTGATGTTATTGTATTATTTTCTAAAGTTAAATTATTAAATTTTTCAATATAATTATTGTATTCGTCATTTTTTTGTTCAAAATCTTTAATTATATTTAAATGCATAGTGTTTAAAGTACAATTTTCAATTGTATTATTATTTAGTCTTTTTTTTGATGTTTTGTCTTTAAACATATTGATAAATAACTATTAAACCATGTTTTTATATGTAAATTATTTTCTAATATATAAGTATAAGATATATATAATATATGGGCGGTGGTTTATTACAATTAGTTGCTTATGGTGCTCAGGATGTTTATCTAACTGGTAATCCACAAATTACATTTTTCAAAGTTGTTTATAGACGTCACACTAATTTTGCAATCGAATCTATTGTGCAAACTTTTAATGGCGAAGCGCAATATGGTAATACTATCACTTGTACTGTATCGCGTAATGGTGATTTAATTAATAGAGCATATGTTGAATTAACTATACCTGCTCTCCAATGGAATGGCAGTGACAGTAAGAAATTAGCTTATGTTAATTATTTAGGTTTAAGATTATTAAAAAATGTTGTTATAGAAATTGGTGGCCAACAAATAGACAAACATTATTCTGAATGGATGTATATTTGGAATGAATTAAGTTTACCTATCGGAAAAAGATATGGTTATGATAAAATGGTAGGTAAATCAGGTTTAAAAATAAGCAAACGTAATGAAAATACAAAATTATATGTTCCTTTAGAATTTTGGTTTTGTAGAAATGTAGGTTTGGCATTACCTTTAATTGCATTACAATATCATGAAGTAAAATTTAAAATAGAATTTGCTAATAAAGAAGAAATAGCTTACAATTATTTTGATAATGAACCCTATGCAGTTGAAAGTGGGACACCTGGAACTTATTATATAACAACCGATGGACAAAAATGGACAAAGAATACTAGTGGTACGAAGGATACGTCTGCGACTCCACATACTTTCGACGTCGGCGAAGTTTCTTACGAAATACTTACTAATACTGAACTTGCTGGCAAATTAGATCTTCAAAAAGACCCTACTACTGGTAGTGCCTGGGCCGTAGATACTCTTTTTAATTACGATTCCAAAATAAATTATACTAGTTATGCTAGTACTGATAGTACTAGCATTGGTTCACTTACATGTCAAATTTATGTAGACTATATTTTCTTAGATACCGACGAAAGAAGAAAATTTGCTCAATTAACACATGAATATTTAATTGAACAATTACAATTTACTGGCGAAGAAGATATTAAAAATCAAATTAGACTTAATTTTAACCATCCTGTAAAACAATTAATTTGGGTTGTTCAAAGAGACCTTTCTGAGGGAGGCGAATTTTCAAGTATGAAAAATTGGAATAACTTCTCTATGTCCAAGGATATTGACACTATAGACACCAATCCGCTAACTAAAGGTTCATTAAAATTAAATGGAAAAGATAGAATTGCATCAAGAGAAGGCAGGTATTTTGATTTAGTTCAACCATATCAACATCATACAAATGTTCCTAAAAACGGAGGAATAAATGTTTATTCGTTTGCATTAAAACCAGAAGAGCACCAACCTTCGGGAACTCTTAATATGTCAAGAATAGATAGTGCACATTTATATATTTCTAAACATGGTGATGTTAGTACTGATGATAAAGTATTGATTTATGCTACAAATTATAATGTATTACGTATAATGTCGGGAATGGGTGGTTTAGCTTATTCTAACTAATTTTTTTTTCTTTTATATAAGTATAATAAGTAAAAAATAATGGGAGGAGGTTTATTACAATTAGTTGCTTATGGTGCTCAAGATGTTTATTTAACTGGTAATCCACAAATTACCTTTTTTAAAGTTGTATATAGAAGACATACTAATTTTGCTATAGAATCTATACAACAAACTTTCAGTGGTTCTGTAGGTTTCGGCCAAAGAGTAACTGCTACTGTTTCTAGAAATGGTGATTTAATATCTAGAGCGTATTTGGTATTAGATTCTGATTCTCAAATATTAGTGCCTTACTTTGGTTTGAAAGTAATAAAATCTGCTGAAGTTGAAATTGGTGGTCAAAAAATAGACAAACACTACGCTGAATGGATGTATATATGGAATGAATTAAGTATGCCTGAAAGCAAGAAAAATGGTTATTTCGAAATGGTAGGCGGTGGTGGAGGACATAGATTAAAAGATACTAAGTTATATGTTCCTTTAGAATTTTGGTTTTGCAGAAATATTGGTCTTGCATTGCCTTTAATTGGTTTACAATATCATGAAGTTAAAATAACAATTGAATTCGAACAAGAATCAAATGTTATATATACTGCTGGCGCCGGTGATAACTTCACTGATTTAAAAAACAAAACATTAAATGCTCACTTATGGATTGATTATATTTACCTTGATACAGATGAAAGAAGAAAATTTGCTCAATCTTCCCACGAATATTTAATTGAGCAATTACAATTTACTGGTAAGGAATCTGCAGGTAAAAAAATTAAATTAAATTTCAATCATCCAGTCAAAGAATTAATATGGGTTGTTAAAAAAAATGATGGTAATAATGAAGATTGGTTTGATTTCAGTTATCAACCTAATAATAATTTCCGCAAAGATGTCATTGACCATGATAGTGCGATTGAATTAAATAAACTTCCACACACAGCAGATAGATTAACCATTGTTAATGATTTGTTATCTTATGCGCATGCTATAAATCCTGTTAAAAGCGGTAAATTAATATTAAATGGCAACGATAGATTCCATGCGCGAGAAGGAAGATACTTTAATTTAGTACAACCTTTCCAACATCATGAAAATGTTCCAAATAATCCTGGTATCAATGTTTATTCGTTTGCATTAAAACCAGAAGAACACCAACCATCGGGAACATTAAATATGTCTCGTATAGATACTGCAATATTAGATCTTGAATATGAAAGTACTGCATCTGTTGAAGAAAACACTCACCAAATATGCATATATGCAGTTAATTATAATGTATTAAGAATATTATCTGGTATGGGAGGTATTGCTTATTCTAACTAAGTTTTTTTTTCTTTTATATAAGTATAAATTAGATATAAATTATGGGAGGAGGTCTTTTACAATTAGTTGCTTATGGTGCTCAAGATGTATATTTAACAGGTAATCCACAAATAACTTTTTTTAAAGTTGTATATAGAAGACATACTAATTTTGCTTTAGAATCTATTCAACAAACTTTTAATGGTACTGTAGGTTTTGGCCAAAGAGTAACTGCTACCGTTTCTAGAAATGGAGATTTAATATCTAGAGCTTATTTAAATTTAAAAATAACAAAAGGTGATGCAAATAATAAATTAGTTCCTTATGTTGGTTTAAAAGCTATTAAGTATGCCGAAGTTGAAATTGGTGGTCAAAAAATAGATAAACATTATTCCGATTGGATGTATATATGGAACGAATTAAGTTTGCCTGTTGGAAAAAAAGAAGCATATTACAAAATGGTTGGTGGAAAAAGTGGTAAATTTTTTAGTGCAGGCACAAATGATATGAATTTATATATACCATTAGAATTTTGGTTTTGTAGAAATATAGGTCTTGCATTACCTTTAATAGGATTACAATATCACGAAGTTAAAATTGTTATTCAATTTGAAGAGTCCTCAAATATTGTATTTAATGGCGACAATAGTGCAAGACCATCATTAAGCGGATCTTTATGGATAGACTATGTTTATTTAGATACAGATGAAAGAAGGAAGTTTGCGCAATCTTCCCATGAATATTTAATAGAGCAATTACAATTCACTGGAAAAGAATCTGCCGAAAATAAAATTAAATTAAATTTCAACCACCCTGTTAAAGAATTAGTATGGGTTATG